GCGCAGAACGTGAACGTTCTGTCGGAGTCGGTGCATTGGGATTCCACGCTTACCTTCAGCGAAGAGGAGTGCCTTGGGAATCCGCTCTTGCTAAGTCTGCCAACATGCGAATCTTTCGACATATTCGGAAGGGATTGGACGAGGCAAATCGAGAACTTGGGAAAGAAAGAGGCGAAGCACCTGACGCTACTGGGACCGGATTTAGATGCTCTCATGTTATGGCAGTCGCCCCTAACGCTTCGAGTTCTATCATCATGGGAAATACATCACCATCTATTGAACCTTGGCGAGCCAATGCGTACCGTCAAGATACTCTTAGTGGCGCCTTTTTAAATAAAAATAAATATCTTGATAAATTAATTCACAAGAAATGTCAAGAAGATTCATCATTAGATTACGATAAAATCTGGTCATCGATTATCGCCAACGATGGTTCAGTTCAACATTTAAAATGTCTTGATGGTTATGAGAAAGACATATATAAAACGTCGATGGAAATTGATCAACGTTGGGTGATTGAACATGCTGCTGATCGACAAGAGTTTATCGATCAAGCACAATCACTCAATGTTTTCTTTAGACCAAATGCTAATATTTCTTATATTCATGCCGTACATTTTCTTGCTTGGAAAAAAGGTTTGAAGACAATGTACTACTGTCGTTCTGAAAAGATTGGTAAAGCAGATCGTGTATCAAAACGCATTGAAAGAGATATCATCAAAGAACTAGACATGTCAGCGATTGCTGCTGGTGAAGAATGTATTGCTTGTGAAGGGTAAAGTAAAATAAATGTCAGGTAAATTTAATCAAAAAAAACACGATAGTCTCAAACTACAAGATGAAAGAGATTACTTCAAGCCATTCAAATATCCTTTTTGCTACGACCTTTGGTTAAAGCATGAACAGAGTCACTGGCTTCATTCAGAAGTTCCGATGATTGAAGATGTAAAAGACTGGAAGAATAGACTATCAACAGAAGAGAAATATTTTCTTACAAACATCTTTCGATTCTTTACACAATCAGATATTGATGTTGCTGGTGGTTATGTAAAGAATTATTTACCAGCGTTTCCACAACCAGAAGTTCGTATGATGTTAACTGGATTTGCTGCTCGTGAAGCATTGCATATCGCAGCATACTCACATCTAATCGAATCTTTAGGTATGCCAGATACTACATATAACGAGTTTCTAGAATATGATGCGATGAGAGAAAAGCACGAGTACTTTGTTTCTAAAGTAGATAATGGTGCTATTCTTCCTGTAAAGATGGCTGCTATCTCAGCATTCACTGAAGGTCTTGCTTTGTTTAGTTCCTTTATCATGTTACTAAACTTTCCTCGGCACGGTAAGATGAAAGGTATGGGTCAGATTGTCACTTGGTCAATCGTTGATGAAACGATGCATGCTGAAGGTATCATTAAACTGTTTCGAACATATGTTGAAGAGAACAGAGAAATTTGGACAGATGAAACAAAGAGTCAAATCTATTCTATTGCAACGAAGATGGTAGAGTTAGAAGATAAGTTTGTAGACCTAGCATTTCAAATGGGAAAAGTTGAAGGTCTACGTGATACAGAAGTCAAAGAATATATCCGTTACATTGCCGACCGTCGATTAATCTCGATGGGTATGAAGGGTATCTTTAAAATCAAAAACAATCCTTTACCTTGGGTAGAGGCAATGATTAACGCCCCAACACATACAAACTTTTTTGAGAATAGAGCCACAGATTATGCGAAAGGTGCACTAACAGGTTCCTGGGATGAAGTGTGGGCATAAGGAGCAAACATGGAAAAACAAAAACAACAAGTATCATGTTATAGTTGTGGAACAGATTATATCATTATAAGTGAAGAAGAAAATATCGAATACTGTCCTTTTTGTGGAGCAGAAGCCTATGAATCAGATATCGATGAATGGGAAGATCCAGATGGAGATGAGTACGAATGAAAATATTAGTAATGGGATTACCTGGTGCTGGTAAAACATGGTTAGCAGAAAGACTGGTAAAGTATATTGATAATTGTGCTTGGTTTAATGCGGATGTTATTCGTAAAGCCGCAAATGATTGGGATTTTACAGAAAGCGGTAGGTTAAGACAAGCAAATAGAATGAAAACATTTAGTGATTTTGAAACCTCAAATGGTAGACGTGTTGTTTGTGATTTTGTAGCACCTACAGAAAAAAGTCGAGAACAATTTGGTGCTGATATTATTATTTGGTTAGATACTGTTCAAAAATCACAAAGTGTTAATGGTCCTGCTGCTGAAGGTTCTTCATATGAACAAACAGATAATATGTTTGAGAAACCAGAAAACGCAGATTATGTTTTTACGGAATATTTAACAGAACAACAAGTAAAAGAATTTGTTAATGACATGGTATTATAATGGAAAACCGTTTACCAGTGAGATGATTGAAGATAATGTTGGTTTTGTTTATGAGATAACCGACACTCGTAATGGAAAGATATATATCGGTAAGAAAGGTTTGATGTCAAAAAGAAGACTTCCACCATTGAAAGGGAAGACTCGAAAGAGAACTAAGATAGTCGAAACTGATTGGCAAGATTATTTCGGTTCAAGTGAAACTGTAAAGCAGTTGGTAGAAGAAGAAGGAAAGAATACATTCAAGAGAGAAATAGTTAGGCTCTGTAAATCTAAAAGCGAAATGAGTTATTATGAAGCGCAAAGACAATTTGAGACTGAATGTTTATTACGACCAGATGAATATTACAACGAGTTTATTGGCTGTAAAATTAATCGAAATCATCTATTGACAAAGAATAAAAAATGACTTATAATGAATTTGATTACCGTGAAGAAAATCCTAATGAAAGTTGGGATCAGTTTATAGTTCGTAAAATGGTAGAGAAACGTAAAATGAATGATCATGAAGAAAAATCACAGGCTGCTTATGATTCGTTGATTGGTAAACGTGATGACGTTTATCCTTGTCGAGAAGATGTTCCTGTTGAATTGTGGGGTGCACCCATTCCTGTTTCAGAAATCGATATTTTAAAAAAAAATGTAAGAGAGTTGCAAGAGCAATTACAAGAAGCATACCAACGTATTTCTGAATTAACAAAATGATTATTATTGCTGGACCATGCCAGATAGAGAGTAAAGAGCAGGGATTAAGAATTGCCAATCACTGCGCTGAAATCTGTGACAAGTATGGATTTGATTATTATTTTAAAGCATCGTTTGATAAAGCAAATCGCAGTAGTGAATCGGGTATTCGTGGTCCGGGTAATGATGGTCTATGGTGGATTCACTCAATTAGATTAGATACAGGTATAAAGACTTGTGTAGATTTTCATGAACCACAACAAATTGAAAAAGCATGGAGAGCAAAAAATTTACCAGACATTATTCAGATACCTGCATTCCTTTGTCGTCAAACAGATTTATTGAAAGCAGCAGTAGAAACAGGTCATACAGTAAATATCAAAAAGGGGCAGTTTCTTGCGCCTTGGGATGTAACAGGTATTCTTTCAAAGACTGGTACTGATAATGTGATGATAACAGAAAGGGGAACGAGTTTTGGATATAATAATCTCGTTGTCGATTATACTGGTATACAGTATATGCTTGATACCTTTGATGTACCTATTGTTTTTGATGCTACCCACTCAGTCCAAAAACCAGGTGGTCTTGGGGCTAGTTCTGGTGGTAATCGCGTATATGTTCCTGGTCTGGCTCGCGCTGCCGCCGCCGTCGGTGTAAAGAATTTCTTTATGGAAGTTCACGAAGATCCAGATAATGCGCCAAGCGATGGACCAAATATGTTACACTTAAAAGATTTTGAAAATGTTGTAAAGGAAATTAAATATCATGTTAATGGGTAAAGTATGGGGAACTACAGAATCACTTATTGTTACTCCAATGATTGAAGTTCATAGAATTGATGTGAAACCAAAAATGAAATGCTCAGAACACAAACATGAGTTTAAGTGGAATGCGTTTTATTGTGTTGATGGTGTGATTGAAATTCATGTTCGTAAGAATGATTATGATTTAGTGGATGTTACTAGATTGCGTTCAGGTGATTTCACAACAGTAAAACCAAATGAGTATCATTGGTTTGAAACTAATTTAAATGATGCAAAGGTGTTAGAAATTTATTATGTAGAACCAATCAGCGCAGATATCGTGCGTAAAACTGTTGGTGGTTCAGTAAAAGATAGCAATACATTACATGTTGAGAAAAAGGACATTGCTTTTTGATTGAACAAATATTTTATGGGTATATGCCAAACAACCCTTTGTCTGCAAAATTAAAAGAAACTTTTGTAAACCAATGTGATAAACTTGGATTAGAATATACACTTCACGCAAATTTTGATCATGTAGAAGATACAATGCAGTTGTATCGTGATCTTGGTACATATCATAACGGCGGTCCAAAAGGTCCAGGCACAGCATCAAATTATGCAAGTCATCTACATATGTGGAAACTAGCTGCAGGTTCTGGTTTAACTACTGCATTTTTTGAACACGATTGTTTTCCATTAATTGATTTTACGCACATGGAATTACCTAATGATCACATTGTTTGTTTAGGTCCAAGAGTTCCATCATTAGATTTCTATACACCTCCAAAACCAGCTGATAAGTATTATAAAATATTAAACAATGCTGGTGGTCATGGTTATGCGATGACTGCGAAAACTGCTGAAAAAATTGTTAATCATGTTGAAAAAGAAGGTGTGATGGATAGTATTGATCAGTGGTTTTTTATGAGACAAAAATCAAATCATATCGGTAAATATCTAGATATCGATTTGCTTGCGGTTGATCCTCCACCCTGTGTTTGTGTGTATGGTGATGTTGATGGTGGTGTTATGGAGACTACTAGATCATCAAAAGACAAATATCAACCAACATATAATTTTTATGAAACGCCAGGATTTATTGAAGGAAAAAATAATGAAACCAGTTCCTGAGTGGGCAACTAAACAGTATCCCAATATTGAAATCCCAGTACAGATCAACAAACTAAACATTCAAGGTGATAGTTCTGATTATCATGTTTTATGGAATGCTGCCCAGAAGATTAAAGGCGTTGATGGTCTGATTCTAGAAATTGGTGTTCGACTTGGTATGGGCACTTTCACTATTATGAACTCTTGTCTTGCTAACGATGATAAACATCGTCGTTATTTTGGTGTCGATTGTTATGGTGATATTCGTAAACAGTATTCAAACAAATTAAAAATTCACGCTAAGTATAATTTAATGGCATTTGCGGCAATGAATGAACAAGACTTCACATTGTTAGAGATGGAAGACTTTGAGTTCTTTAATCGATTTGCTGATGGTATTCCAATTTATGAAAGAAAAATTTGGGAAACGAATCAATACACACCTGAAGATTATGAGTGGAAAGACATTGTAAACAAATATGCATTAGTTCATATTGATGGTCCTCATCGTATGCAAGACGTGATTGACGAATCTGAATTCTTCTTACCTCGAATTCCAGTTGGTGGTGTAGTCATTTATGATGATATAGATAAGTATAAGAAGAAGTATAATCATGATGAATATGAACCAACAATTCTAGAACA